GCGGATGCGTTGTGTGGAACGATGGTTACTGTGTCAGAAACTTGAGAGAGGATTGCTGCTGTGAGATATTCACCAAAACGACCAACTCGTTCAGATGCTTGGGGCATGGGTTATTTTAGAGTTCTTAGAAACTCCATTGTTTGATTTATGCTATCTTGACCAGCCTGTTCACTTAAAACTCCCGCTTGCCTACTTAGACCAGCTTTGGGTAATGTTTTTCCAGCGTAGTATGCGGCTTCTCCAACCAGTCTTGGAGATGAAGCTGCTAATAATCCTAAAAGTTGCGGGCTTGTAAATCCAAATCCTGCTCCCACTGCACCCAGTCCATAAGGAGATAATGCTGCTTGTATTCCTCTCGGTGTTAATTGGCTAAGACTTGCACCAGCTAAAGATGGTGTCAAGCTGACATCACCAGCTTGTTCTAATTTTTTTAAATTATTTAATCTTACGCCAAAATTTGTATTAGCATTATTTCTCATAACTGATAAAAGTTTTCTTAATGCTGCATCAGCAGATGCTTTATTCCCTAAGCTTAATGACTGCCTTATTTCTTTTTCAAGATTAATTGCTTCTTCATAAGCCTTCATTGTTTTTGCGTACTCTGGAGATGCTTGTTTTATTTTATTGTTTATAGCTGTTCTAGCTTTAGTAACAACAGAAGCGCCTTTTCCAGATGTTTTGCCAAAAGTATCTGCTTCTGGCATCAAATTATCTATTTTCTTTTTAAGAGCATCTAACCCTTCAACAGTATGAAAGTTATCATTTTTAGCCCAAGCATTAACTGCCTCCTCTATCTCGTCTAGTTTTTTTAACCCTGAAGCATCTAAAGTTGTTTCTCCTTTAAATTCAAATTCTTTTCTTATATTTGAAATATCTTTTTTTATTGGATCAAAATTAATTTTTTTCTGAGATGCTTTTATACCTTCCATGCTTTCTAAATATTCTGCTTTTCTTTTGCTTGCCATTTCAGAAACGCCTTTTTTTGCTTCAGAAACAATATCTTCAAGTGAATCTTTTTGTCTCATTGCTCCTTTAAATTCTTTGGCCTTTTCTCCACCAGCTGCTCCAGCTCTATATGCCTCAGATACAGCTTCTCTTCCCGCTCCAGTTGTTAAACCAAGGGCAGCAGAAATTGGAGCGCCTATAAGAGTTTGTGTAACCTTGCCAGTCAAAGGATCAATGGCTTGTCCAATGCTTTTAACTTTTTCGGCAGTTTTTGTTAAAGGACCTATTTTTGCAGCAATACCTGCTCCGCCAGTTAAAATAATTGAGGCATCTCCCAAAAAGCCAACAGGATCTTCGGCAATAGTTTTTTTCAAATTTTCAAAACCGCCATATCTGTTTGCAAAATATTCTCCAACAGCCTTTGCTTGTTTTTCATTTGCTTGCTCTCCAGGTGTAGCTAATTGCACAATACCAGCTCCTAACTGAGCAAGTGATTTTACAGTTCCAACTGGATCTAATATTGGAGTTACAATATCTTTTCCAAATTGTAATGCGCTGGATGGTATATTAAATAAAGATTCTTTTGCAACCTGTCCAGCAGTCATAGTTTGTTGAGCAGGCGCTGTAACTATAATATTTTCTAGTTCTTCGTCTGTAATTTCTCTGACTGCCATACTTAATCTTCTATAATATATTTTTTGTTTGTTTCGGGGTCAAGATAATATACAGCTCCGTTTGGAGTAACTTTCCTAATGCTTCCAATTGGAACACCCTCAGGAAGTAGTGAAAATTTAGCCGCCACATCTTCTGAAGAAATGGGCGATCTTTTGTTATATCCAGTATATTTTTTGCTTTCTACTCCTATGTTATATCCTTTAATGTCTTCATTATAAGCATCTACTTTATCTTGATACATTTCTTGTAAAAGAGGGCCAACAATAGCTGGATTTTGCAAAGCATCTACATCTCCACCAAGTCTTGATATAATTCTCCAAGCATCTTTTTCAGTCATAACACCGCCACCGACAGTATCAATTCTATTAGCACCAATAAGACCTTGAAGTTTTCCTTCTGCTATTCCTCTAGCCAATTCTTCTACTTTAAGATCTTGTCTGCCAGCCAAAGTTTTAAACCAAGTAGATATTTGATCTCCGAGCCTTTGAACACCAACATTAGTATCGGTTATATTTTTCCAATAACTATCAAGTTTTTTTAATGATCTTTCTTCTGTTGTAAGGTCTTTATTTAAACCTGTAAATGTTTTGAAATCTGGAATATATCTTTGTTCTTCACCAGATGTCTTACTTCTTGATTCTGGATATTTTGCAAAAAACTCACCAGCATCAAATCTTCCTGCTGGGCCGTCAAAAATCCTTTGATCTCCAGTTATTATTTCTCGATAATCGCCCTCAGGAGTAGTGTATAAACTTCCCTGTCTTGTATAAACACTTTGTTGTTTAACCTCTTCTAAACCAGGCATACCACTAATTGAATTTGCTATTTCTGGAATTGAAACATTAAAAGGCATTTTTGCACCAGCTGGTATAATAATATTTCCTATTCTTATATCCTTATCAGTAGTATTTTTATATTCAACAAGATCTGGTTTAAAGTCTGTTGTTTTGGAGGATTTAGCCTCTAATCTCTCAGCCTCTTGCTGTTGCGCTATCTGCATCCTTCTTGGATCACCAGATAATTTAGCAGCTGTCTGTGATAGTCTATAAGACAGCTCTTGCAATCCAGCCATTCTAGCCTGTTTTCTTTGTTGTTCTCCGCTTAATTGCATGGGATCATAACCACCCATTCTAATTAAATTATTAGATAGCCTGCTGCCAACCCTTGTTAATGTGCTTGGTTGCTCTAAGCCTAGAGCACCTGTTTCTGGAGAGGTTTGAAATTGCGGCGTTAAATCCAATGTTTCTGTTGGAGATGGGATGCCGAATACTTTTGATAAATCGTTTACTGCCATGATTTAAATTAATCCAGATAAAGTGGTATATAAATCTACAGCGCCAGATGCTTTGTCAAGAAAAGACGGGCTGGTTCTGTCGGTTCTAGTAACATTTTGTGGTTGTCCAAACACAGCTTGCGACAATAAACCAAGTTGTTGCGGGCCATATCCCAAAGCTCTTTGGAACTCTTGATAAGGAACATCCAACGCACCTTGTTGTAATCTTTGTTGTTGTAAACCAATTTGACCAAGCTGACCCAATCTTTGTTGTTGTATTGAACCCACGCCCCCAAGCAATCCTGCTTGTTGCGCTCTTGCTTTTAATTCTAACTCTGGAGCAAACATTGCCATTTGCTGTTGTCTTGCGATATCTGATTCGGCGGCTCTTTGTGCCTGTTCAAAACCAGCTTGTCTTAATGCGGCTGAAGTTCTTGCCTTTTGTTCTATGTAAGGTCTGGTTGCTTCAGTTTCCAATAAAGCAGAACGAGAACCACCAAATGCACCAGCTTTAATTGCTCTTGATTGTGCTAGTTGTTGGGCAATATCAGATTCTCTCTGAATATCAGCCATGGTTTGATCGATAACTTGTTGTTGATAGGGCGATTGATATGCACCTATGTCAGCTCCTAACAATGAGCCAACTTGACCTACCTGTGGTGCTTGTTGTTGAGCTAATCCTTGTAAACCTGTTAATGGATCATACTGCATCCCAGTTTCAAATAAACCACGAGTGGCTTGAAATTGTCTAAGTTGATCTGGGTTAAATCCAGCAATTCTTGATCCTGTGTATGGTACGAATGGCTGTTGCGCAATACCTTTGGCTCTGCCGTAAAGGTCTTCGTACATAGCCATTTGTGCAGGATCGACTTGTGTAGATGATGTTTGTTTAGAGCCGCCGCCCTTGGTTGCTCCGTAAACCGCTGCTCCTGCTGTAATATATGGTAATGCTTGTGGCATATTCTTTTCCTATAAATCTTTGCTTAATAAAACTTCTTGCTTAAATCCAAGTGGTTTTGTTTTCCTAATCCACCCTTTTCTGCCGCCACCATATAATCTTTTGATGCCAGCTTTTTTTGCAAATTTTTCTATGTGTTTTAACATTTCTTCAAATTCTTCAAAGTTTCCACCAAATACCAATATATTCATTGATAACATCTGCGGAAAAGGTATTAACTCTGTAACCATGGCTGATTTTTTACCTGGCCATAATAAGGCTATTCCACTTCTTATTTTATCTTCTATGTCTTCAATTGTATAGGTATCTTGATATTTCATGGCTTTAACAAGCAATGGCTTACAGCGTTCCCATTGAACTTCCCATTCTTCGGGTTGTTTCTTAATGGGTGTGACTTTATTAGTCGCCTTTTCCATACTCAATAATACTTAAAACCAAATGAATGTTTGCATGATTAACTTGTGCTTTTATGATTTCGCCTTGTTGCAAAATAATTCCAGCATTGGTTTGTAATTCTTCGGTAGCGTGTGCGCTTATGTTTTTTTGTTTATAGATAAAAAACTCATTAGAGCTAGTATCTGTTATAGATACATCTAAATTGGTTTGTTGATTACCATGGTCACAAGCTAAAAAACTTTTAACAATAGCAAAATCAAAGTCACCACCGCTAGGTGCTGTATAGATAGTTTGCTGTGTGGTAGCTGTAAAAGAATACTTAACATTGGTTGCCCTTTGTATGTACTGTCTTTGTGCAGATAGATCCATTATCTTCTGCCTCTTTGTTTAACATCTAAGCGTATATTACCCACCTGAAAGTCTTGTGTGGTACTGCCTGTGACTGTCATTTGTACTTGTCGTGCTGTAAATCTAGCATCAGTATAGCCATCATTTTCAAAAGTAAATGATCCAAAGTCCGTAACTGGGCCTAATGGAGTAAATCGACCTTTGAAACTGAGGGTAACGCCAGGCAAAGAGTTAGCCTCTTCGTCTGGTAATATTTGATTACATTGCACATAGTTATCACCATTGCCTATTTGTATAGGCCCTGTTTCGCAAAATGGTACTTGTGAGTTTAGGTTAGGTGAATTGTCTAATGTGGTTGATTCATGTTCATAGACAAAGCCTTGAGAGTCACCAGCTATCGGATAAGTAAATGCTCCCTGGTCAATCCAAAAACCTCTGTCCATAGAACCAATAGACCAAACATTAGAGTTGTAATTCCATATAACATATTTGTTAGAAGTGTACTGTGAGTCACCGCTTGGGAATCCCCACCATATCTCATTAAAGTTAGAGTTGTGTCCACCCCAACAAGCACCCCTGCCTGCTACATTGATTTGGTCAAAGACATAATCATGCACTTCACAAGGTAATTCTCTAACACTACCATCGTAAATATAAAAAGCGTTTTCACCCATCCATGCAAGGAAGTTACCAGTAGATACAACTGTTCTGGAACTAATTGATTTACAGTTAGTACCTGCATCGGCTATACCATAAACAAAAGGTGATCCAGCATAGAACATTCTGTTAATACCAGTATCACTAAAAATGATAACATCGGATCTATATTTAACACCAAACAAGGCTCTTCCGCCTGTAGGTATTTGTAAGTCTCCTGCTGTGTTTGTGGCCTTCGATGTCCAGTTGTTACGATCTTCCCTGTTTGACCAAGCAACCTTCCTAGGGTCACTAGCCGAGCCTATAGCCACTAAATGTCTTTCATTGGTCACTAAGGTTGATAAGTTGCCTGTGGGTGCGTTGGTTACAACTGTTGCTATGGTATCGGCTGTACCGCCTGAGTTTGGTCGCCACTTATAGATCTTGCCATCTTTAGAAAAAGTAAAGACTAGATCTTCACCCCAGTTGTCAAAAGAAAAATAACCAGCTTGTAAAACTAAGCCTGATTGACTCCTGGCATCACCATAGTCTTCTTCACCATAATGATATGCACCAAAGCCTAATGGATCATCATTTGCATCATTAACAAAGCCTACTGGTGTAATATCTGTCCAAGTATTGTCATACAAGACATATACTTTTTCTCTTGTACCAACTCCTAGAACATTGTTACCAGCATTATCTTTATAACCATAAAGACCTATGATAGCTCCGTCTAATGCTGTTGCTTTAAGTTTTTCCCACCCGCCAATAGGTTTTAGATATCCGTTTTCAAAACGCACCAAATCACCATCGACCCAACGCCCTTTATTGGCGTAGTCTGTGCCATTGGTTACGATTCCTGCGGGGGGTGTTATTGGAAATAATGCCATAGCCTTATTGTATAAGACCTCGCTTTATTAGTCATTAACTAGATGGAGGTGTTGGCCATTCTCCTAATGGTCTAACTGGTGGAGTTACATCATTGTATTCATACAAGGCTGCTAACTCATCGACTGTGGTACAAGCATCAATTTTGCTTTGCATATCTGCTGCTGTGCTTCTGACATCAGTTCTAAAAGTAGACCAATCAGCAGGAATAGCTGTACCAGCTTCAGTCTCTCTGACCACATACCAATCATTAGGCTGTAATAAACCATAGGCTTGATTGATAATCACTTGATTGTGATTCCATTTAAGACCATGAGTTACATCACCAGTATCAGGATCAGTTGTATCGTTTAAGTTTTTAGCTGTAGCTGTACCATAAGATGCAGTTACCACATCATTAGCGAAATCAAAAGATTGATTCGTGTTGATGTAATAACCTGGGTCTTTATAGTTGCTGTTATCGACAACAACTTCATATATACCAATGGCCTCAAGCTCATCGCTTGACCATAGCATAAAGATATTTTGTGGATAAGATACATCCCCAATGGTTATTGCTTTAGGTCTGGTATAAACCTGAGTTACTTGATTGTTTTCTACTAATGCCCACATATTAATTCCTATTATATATTAT